ATTGTAGATGTAATCGAAGGCCGTGAACCAGGATGGCTGCATCCTTCGATGAAGTATGAAAAGGGTGTGGCAAATAACCGCATCCTTATCAATATCCCTCCCAACCACGCCAAGTCAATCACTATTACAGTTGATTACGTTACCTGGATGGTTGCCCAGAATCCTAACTTTAGAGTATTGATTGTTTCCCAGACGCAGCGTTTAGCTGCCGACTTTCTCTACGCCATCAAGCAACGCCTGACTCATCCTATGTATGAAGACCTCCAGAGCGCTTATGCTGCTGGCGTAGGGTTTAACTCTAAGTCTGCCTCGTGGCAGGCTACCCGTGTCACCTTTGGTGATGAGCTACGTGAATCTAGCGAAAAAGATCCTAATATCGAAGCCGTCGGTATCGGAGGCCAGATCTACGGTAAGCGTGCAGATATGATTATTGTAGATGATGCGGTGACCTTATCTAACGCCAACGACTTTGAGCGTCAGATCAAGTGGCTTACCCAGGATGTGCGTTCTCGTTTGAACCCTACAGGTAAACTTATTATTATCGGAACTCGCGTCGCCTCAGTTGATCTCTACCGCGAGCTACGCCAAGAAGATAGATACCCAGGTGGATTAGTTCCTTGGACATATCTTGCTATGCCAGCGCTTTTAACAGCAGATGAGAACCCAGATAAGTGGGAAACCCTCTGGCCTTTCTCAGATGCACCCTTTGATGGACAAGAAGATTCAGATAAGAACGAGGACGGCCTCTATCCTCGCTGGTCTGGACGTAACTTGTACAACGAACGCCAAGCAATGGATGCTTCTACCTGGGCGTTGGTTTATCAGCAGCAGGATATATCTGAAAACTCAGCCTTTGACCCGGTATGTGTACGCGGCTCCATTGACGGTATGCGAAAGTCTGGTGCATTAGTTGCAGGACATCCCGGTCACCCACGAGATTTATCAGGTTTCTCCATTATCTGCGGTCTTGACCCAGCGATGATTGGTGATACCGCAGCTGTTTGTTATGCGATAGATCGCAACTCGAACAAGAGGTACATAGTAGATGCTATTAAAATTAGTAGACCGTCTCCTGCCGACATTCGTGAGCTTATATTTAATTGGACTTCCCTATACGGCCCGTCTGAGTGGATCGTTGAACGTAATGCGTTCCAGTCTTTCCTCACGCAAGACGAAGGAATCAAGCAACACCTTGCATCCAGAGGAGTAATCTTACGTGAACACCACACAGGAAACAACAAGTGGGACGCAGGATTCGGTGTTGCCAGTATGTCCACTCTGTTTGGAACGAAGCAGCACGATGGTAAGCATCATAGAGATAACCTTATCCATCTTCCTAGCGATCAAACAGAAAATGTCAAGGCGCTCATCGAGCAGTTAATTACCTGGACCCCTACTACTAAGGGTAAGACCGATATGGTAATGGCTCTGTGGTTCTGTGAGATCCGCGCAAGAGAGATGCTCAACTATGGTAAGTACGCATCCCACCATCTAAAAAACCCATTCCTATCTCGCGCAGAGATGGGCAAGCGAATAGTTGTCAACATAGATGAACTAATCGCAGAGAACAACCGTACGTTCATCTAACAAGGAGATAACAAAATGGCACTAAAGAAGCAATTAAAACCACTTAAAGGTTCATCAGACAAAGCACAATTAAAGAAGGCAGCAAAGAAGGCTGACCCTATGAAGGCATCAGCAGCATCTCACCAGAAAGACCTAGCAAGAATGTCAGGCGCAACAGCAGCGACTAAGAAGTTTAAGGCTGATAAAAAAGCTGGTATTCGGTCTGCTGAAAATAAGCCAAGTCGTGCATACACTGCTGGCAAGAAGGCTGAAAAGCGCACACTAAAGTCATTTAAGTAAGGACTAGACAATGCCAGTAAGAAAGCCAGGAAAGTGTCGCAAGTGCGGCAAGTCAGATAAAGCGTGTAAGTGCTGATGCCAAATATGAAGAAGCCTGCGCCTAAGAAGCCTACTGGCAAGCCAGTACCTGCTTCAAAGAAGAAGTTAATGCCACTTACAGGACCTGCTGCAGTAGAAGCATTGCAGCGTCGTGTATCACCATCTGGTGTTAAGAAGGCAGAAGCTGGAGCAAAGAAGGCCATTGACAAGAAGTACCCAGGATTATACAAGAAGAAGTAAGGAACCCCAGTGTTAACAACTAAAGAGGTCATTGCGAAGGTAGGTCGCCTTCAGACCAAATTCGCAGCACGTGATCAGCGTATGCGCGACGTGCTCTCGGTACGCCAAGGAGACATTAGCAAGGTTTACCCTTCTATGTTCTCAGAGGACTACCCAAAGCCTCTCGTTGCTAACTTCGTTGACGTTGCAGCACGTGACTTAGCAGAGGTGATGGCACCACTGCCATCATTTAACTGCGCTGCAGTCAATATGGTTTCAGATGCACAGCGTAAAGCTGCAGATACCCGTACTCGTATCGCCAACTACTTTGTTACAGCCTCTGATCTACAGATTCAGATGTACCAAGGTGCAGACTGGTTCAATACTTACGGTATGTTGCCAGCACTTGTTGAGATGGATTACGAGACTAACTCTCCACGTATCCGTTTGCTCAACCCGTTTGGTGTCTATCCTGAGATTGACCGCTTTGGTCGCACCACTTCACTTACTCAGATAGTTGTAATGGATGCAGAATCCCTTGCTGCTCAGTATCCAGAGTTTGCACCACAGATTTTGCCACGTAACAACTACGTTCAAGGTTCACCTAACCTATCCGTAGTGCGCTACCACGACAAGGATCAGGATTTAATCTTTATCCCAGAGCGTGACAACCTAGTTCTTACTAACTTACCTAACATAACTGGTAAGTGTTTAGCATCAGTTGCTATGCGTTCATCCCTAGATGGCGAAGCACGTGGACAGTTTGATGATGTGCTATCTGTACAGCTTGCTCGTGCTCGCTTTGCAGTGCTACAGATCCAAGCAGCTGAGAAATCTATCCAAGCACCTATTGCTATTCCACAAGATGTGCAAGAGTTGGCACTTGGTCCTGATTCAATTATGCGTTCTGCTAACCCACAGGGTATTCGCCGTGTTCCTTTGGAACTACCACCTGGAGTCTTTACAGAATCTGGTGTCCTAGAGCGTGAACTACGTATGGGTGCTCGTTACCCTGAAACTCGTTCAGGTGATATCAGCGCATCTGTTATTACAGGTCGCGGTGTACAAGCCCTACAAGCAGGATTTGATACACAGATCCGTGCAGCACAGGCACAGTTTGCTCGTTTGTTTACAGACCTAGTATCTCTTTGCTTTGAGATTGACGAAAGAGTCTTTGGTTCTATGACCAAGGAGATTCGTGGCGTTGATGACGGTACTCCATACTCAATGAAGTACATCCCATCACGTGACATCAAGGGTGAGTACGGCGTAGATGTACGTTACGGCATTATGTCTGGTATGGATCCTAACCGTGCCATCATTGCATTGCTTCAGATGCGTTCAGATAAGCTCGTATCACGTGACTATGTACGTCGTGAGATTCCTATGGAACTTAACGTCACACAGGAGGAACAACGTGTTGATATTGAAGAGATGCGTGACTCTTTGCGTGTTGCTGTTGCACAGTATGCACAGGCAATACCGGCTCTCGCGGCGCAAGGACAAGATCCAAGTCAAATTGTTAACCGCATCGCAGGTGTTATCCAAGGTCGTCAAAAAGGACTCTCACTAGAGTCTGTTATTGAAAAGGTCTTCGCTCCTGAACCACAACCAGCACCAATGCCAGGTGCAGAACAAATGATTCCAGCAGCAGGTGCGGCCCCCGCCCCTGCCTCGCAGCAACCTCCACAAGAACAAGGCGGTATGGCCCCTGCTGCTGGTCCAGCTCAACGTCCCGACATTGCAGGTTTACTTGCATCCATCACAGGCGCAGCATAGGAGGAGGTGTAAAATGAAAAAAGGAACATTCGCAAAGGCAATTATGGCTAAGGTCGTAGAAGGCAAGCGAGATACATCAAAGCCAGCAGGTCCAGGCAAAGTATCTTTTGGTATGACTCCAGCAGGCCGTAAGGGTACAGCTGTTAAAAAGGGTAAGTAATAATTCAAATGAGAGGCGTGCTGGATGAGAAACGATGACGATTTTATACCTCGTCCAGTACGTCGCTCTGATTTTACAGTGATCTTTGCAGGCTTAGTACACAACCTAGCCTCATCATTTCACACATTTACAGAAGAGATATTAGAAATTTCTATCTATCACGCTAATCAAAAGACAAAGACAATGAAGGCTTGGGAAGATATGAGCCAAGACCTAGAGAAAATTCAGGAGGAAACAGATGGCTAGAGGTCCACTCGCCGGTGCTTCAGGTCCTGGTAAGTTTTCAAAGCGAACAGATTTACCTTCTGCCTATTACGGTGAAGGTGTAGAAACAGCAGCCATTAAATCAGGTGCGCCATTGGCAACAACCCCAGATGTGCGTCCATCACAGGCTCCAGCAGTACCTGCTCAAGAAGCAGTCACGCCACTATTTGCACCAACACAGCGTCCAGAAGAACCTATCACTACAGGTATTGACCGTGGTGCAGGACCTGGTTCATCAGTATTGGCTATGCAGTCACAGTTTGCTACACGTAAACTCTCTGACATCTTAGCTGAGATGATTCCATACGATAACACTGGAGAAGTTGCTATTCTTTATCAGAACGCACTAGCGCGAGGTAACTAATGGCTGATAATCTTTCATCAGCATCGTATGCAGCCAAGTTAGCAGCAGAAGATAAGAAGAAACTTGAGGCATTTAACAAGTCTCTCAAGGCTCACAAGGAACTTACCAACCTGCCACCAGAACTTGCACAGAAGCAGTACGCTAAGTACACACCTGCACAGCAAGCATCGCTTCAACAGCAGTATGGCAACGAAGATCCAGTGCAAAAGCCAGACCAAGGTTGGTTATCTACCACTTGGAACTACACAGGCGGTGCAATTCTTGGCGGTCTTAAGGAAGTTGGCAAGGATTTACTTGGTGGACTACAGAATGTATCTGATTTCTCTACACGTGTTGCTCGTACAGTCTTAATTGCTGGCGATCAGCAGGTAGATCTTAACGAGGCTTGGGACATTGCCAACGATAAAGGCGATAAAGTCTTTAGCCCAGGACGTATTGAGCGTGCCAAGGAACTCTTTGACCCAAATGCTGTAACTGTCGCTATGCGTATTGCAGCAGGTGAAGACCAAGGTAAGATTCTTAAGGAATCAACACCTGAGCAGGCTAAGTATCTTGCTTTGTATGACAAGAAACAAGGTACACCGGAAGAGCAAGACCTATTCCAAGACACACTTGATGCTGTTAACGCAGCAAAGTACTCACCTGGTCGCTTTATTGCAAACCTATTTACTCCTGAAAAGTATGAAGGTTCTGGATTCTTTTACAAGACAGTATCGGGAGCAGTAGATGCTGCATACCGTGTCTTTGCTGATCCACTTATCGTCGCTGGTAAGGCTAAGAAGTTATATGACCTTAGCAAGTACTCTGTAGAAGTTATTGCAGGTAGTGCTGTTCGTGATGGCGTAGCCTTTGCAAACTACTTTGACCAGCCAAAGACTATTGATTTCTGGAATGACTACGGCTCAAAGCTCAAGTCATACCGTGAAGCAGACAAAGTAGGCAACACAGTAGAGAAAACACGTCTCATCGAAGAGATGAAGATACTTGCACCCGAGTTTGGTCCTGCAGTTATTCAAACATTTAACAAAGCAGATGAGCCAATTCAAGATGTGCTCACAGCTAAGGCTTTCTTTTCCAATGCAAAGCAAATGGATGAGATGGTTAAGGGTGCAGGTGGTCGTCGTCGCATCATTGCGCCACGTATGACAGAGGCTCGCAAACTACGTGTTGCATCTTTGACTCAAGTCAACAAAGTATTTAACATTGACAAGGTTGGACCAGCCCTAGTTAACGCATCATTCTTTGGTGAAGATGCAACAGATGCTGGTATCTACAAGGCTGTAACAGAAGGCAAAGAGGAGATCGTACAATCTCTCAATGCACTCAACAAGACCAAGAAGGTCGGAGTTGCACGCTTCTCAGTAGCAGATATCAATGTCCGAATTGACCGCTTTAAGCAACGCTTTGCTATTGCACCGATGTTTAGAGACAACGAATTTGATCTGCTAGATCCTAACGCTGCAGATTATATGTACCGACTTGCTCGCTTGGTATTCCCACAACGTGAATCTAAGTTAGTAGCAGAAACCTTCCGTGGTATGGAAGACCTAGGACAACGTAAAGAATTTTATTATGGCCTTATGGATAACATCACAGATATCCGTGGCATCAATACGACTGAGCCTACAGAAAGAACTGGTCGCCTTATAGCAGGCAAAGGTAAGTCTAAGTTTGATAACACTGGTGAAGAGCTAGATGAGGTCGGTGCATTTGCTACAGACTTTAACAGCAAGGTAACAGTACCTACTCTAGTAGACATTGACCGTCTAACTGCTCGTAGCACTATCGGTCAGAAGATTCTAGGACCAGTTGCTAACAGTGAGTTTCTTGAGAAGACTGTGGGTTACTGGTCTTTCCTAACCCTTGCTGGACCACGTTATGCTATCCGTAACTCAATTGAAGATTTAATGGTTAACCTTGCCATTGGTGAGTCTCCTTGGGGACTTGCCACTAGCCGTCGCTTAACTACACGTGTATTAACATCACTGCAAGAAGCAGGTAAAGCAGGAGGCTTTGAAGGATTAGCCAATAGCCCACTTGGTTTCGTAATGCGTCTTGTTAACAAAGAAGAAGCAGCACGCTACCAGGATGAAATCAAGCGTCTTGATGATGTCCTAGTACGCAACAAGGCTGAGATCAAAGACCTTCGTAAGACTATTGAAGAGTCAACAGATGAAGCAACCATTACTGCTGCTCGTAACAAAATTGCTAAACTCCGCAAAGAGACAGATGTAGATGTAGTACGTAAGACTCGTGAGATTATGGCAGGTGCTTTGACTCAGGGACGTGTTAATAACTTCCTGAAGTCACAAGGTCGCAAGCCATTAAACGATGAGGCAGTAGAGTTTCTTACAGAGCAGATTGTCTATGGAGACTTAGAGAACCTGCTATCTGTTATCTCAGAAGGTGGCTTTAACTTTGCTTCCGGTGGAGACTTCCTGACTAACGCAGTTAACTTTACTAAGTTGCACAAGGTTCGCTCAGCAGAACTACGTATTACAGGACCTAAGCAAAAGTACACTCGTGCTCAAGGAGCAACTGGTTTCAAATCTTTTGGTGTAACTAATCAAGATGAAGCATCTTTAGTTTCTTGGCTGTTGCGTATTTCATACGTATCTAACGATGAGCTAGGTGCTATTGCTGTAGCAAACCTTGACAGACCAGATCTTGCTATACCAGCTATTGCTGATTACCTACGCAAGAATCCTAAGATCGTTGATGACTCAATCTTTAAGGCTAAGGATATTAGCGTTGATGAGCACGCACGTATTGTCTATGACCGTACCCGTAAGGTATTTGAGACACGTCGTGTAGATGCCAACGGAGTCAAGAAACTTAACAAGGAACTTCTTGAGAAGGTACGCACGATTGATGACAACGGCGATTATGTTGTATCAGGTCGTATCTCTTTAGAGGACTTGTACACCAAGAGCGATATGGATTTACCAGAATCTGTATTGGGACCACAACTTGTACCAGTAATGGATAGCGGAAACATAACAGCATCCTTTATGGAAAATGGATGGCGCTGGCTAGGTATGGCTAACGCACGTATGTCACGTCAGCCTATTGTTATCTCTGAGATGCTAGACATCCGCAAGTCAATGCGTCAGTCAGGCTTTGAAGATGCTTGGATTGCTTCATATACCAAGGGCATTAACCCTGCAGAGCAGGGACTAATTGACCAAGCAACAGAACTTGCTAAGCGTGATCTTGCTACAGTTGTAGAAGAGCGTGCTATTGGACAGACACTGGCTTACATTGATAATCCTTTGATCCGTTCACAGATGTCTTTCTCAATCCGTAACTTTGCACGTTTCTATCGTGCTACTGAAGACTTCTATCGTCGTGTTGGTCGCGCTGTGCGCTACAACCCAGAGTCAATTGCAGTAGCTGCACTAACTTATGAAGGTGTTAGCCACTCAGGTTTCATCCAAGAGGATGACCAAGGCGAGAAGTACTTTATCTATCCAGGTATCGCACCTGTCTATAACGCATTCCAGAAGATGCTAGATACGATAGGCATTGGAAGCGAGTTCAAGGCACCATTTCCAATTCAGTTTGGTGCTCAACTCAAGATGCTTACACCTTCGTTGAACCCAGACTCTTTGGTTCCTACATTTGCAGGACCAGTTGCTGGTATCTCTATTAAGACCTTGGAAAACATTGTCAATATCTGGAGTCCAGGGGCTGCAGATACCATTACTCGCCTTACACTAGGTAAGTACGCAGTAGATCAACCTATGGTTTCATCATTCTTGCCAGCACACGTGAACCGTATCTTGGCTGTTATGGACCGTGATGAGCGTGATTCACAGTACGCATCAGCACACCGCAAGGCAGTTACCTACCTTGAGGCTGCAGGTCACGGCATCCCTAAGCGTTACAACGCAGACGGAACTTTGATTCCACCAAGTGCAAAAGAACTAGAAGATTACCGTTTAATGATTAAGAACACTACTCTTAACATTCTAGGTATGCGCTTTGTGTTTGGTTTCTTGGCACCTGCCTCACCACAGGTACAACTCAAGTCAGATATGGCTGAGTGGGTACGCGATAATGGTCGTGCTAACTTCAAGCAACTATGGAATGACTTGAAGGATGAGTACGGTGCTGACTACAACGCAGCAATGAAGCGCTGGGTAGAGTTATATCCTAACCAGATTGCCTTTACTATCCCAGAGTCAGAGCGTACAACTGTTGCAGCCTTTGGATATGCAGAAGAGGCTGGCTTATTCGTTGAGCAGAACCAAGAACTATTCAACCAGTACCCAGAAGGTGCAACCTTCTTGATCCCTCACAAGGGCGGGTTCTCTTGGGACGCTTACAAGACTATGACAGATATGGGTCTTCGTAAGAACCAACGAGTAGAAGACCACCTACGTAAGATTCAGACATCAGCTGATTTGCAGTCATACTATGATCGCAAGAATGACTACGAAACAAGCCTGAAGAACTCTGCTACAGATTATGAGCGCAGTCGTTTGCGTAAAGAGTTCACTGCTTGGAAGACAGTATTCTTTGCAGGTCGTCCATTAGTTGCTGAAGAGTTGGCATCAGGTGGTCAGAAGAAGATTGAAACATACAATGCACTTAATGACCTTGAGTTTATGTTATCTGATCCAGCAGCACGCTCTGCAGCGCCTAAGACATTTGATGCTCTTAAGGAAATGCTTAATACCTATCTTGAGTTCAAGTCAGAGAAGGAACGCTATGACCGCTTTGGTGGTTCACAGGTTCTAATTCAGAACGCTAAAGATAGAACTATCGTAAAGTTGCGTGAACTCTCACAGTTTAATGAGAACACATTGGCAGCATACGATTCACTATTTGGAAGTTTACTAGGAGACTAATATGGCAGAAAAATTTGATGTCAATTCATTTATAGCCGAGGCTAAGGCAGCTCGTGCTGAGGCTCTTGTCAAGCAAGAGGCTGCCAAGAAAGCCGCTGAGCAGAAGAAGGCAGACACTGCTGCTGCTCGTGGTATCCAGAACCAGGCTAACAATAAGTTCCAGTATGCTGACGCACTTGAAAATAGTCTTAAGCAGTTCGAGGGTCAACTTCGTATCTTTGGCACAAAGATTGCTCGTGGCGATGTTCTTAGCACAGTTGAACAAAGAGATTTTGACAGAGCAGTATCTGAGTACAAGAAGGTAAGCTCTGCCTACAATAAGGCAGTTGCTCAAGGCAATGCAATCCTTGCCAAGATGCCAGAGTCTTTCACTAAAGAGAAGAAAGAAACTCAGGCTAAGGCTGGAATAGTAGAAGAGCCAGCAGCTGCAGAAGCAGGTCCTGTTAGCCTTACAGACTTCCTTAAGAGCGCAGTTGGCAATGTAGAAAAGATCAAGAAGTTACAGCAAGCACTCAAGAATGCTGGTACTTATGATGGTCCGGTCAATGGAATCTTAAATGCTGATGTACTCCTACCTGCAGCAGAGCGTGCAGAAGAGAAGCTAGATCGTTATGCTAGCCTAGGTATTACCTTTACTGACAGATTTGAAGGTTATTCCCGTCTTGCATCCACCAAGGGTGGAGATGGACTAGGTACTGGTGGTCCATCAGTTACTCAATACCCTGCTATCTCTAGCGAGACAGATGCACTGTCAACTATCAATGCAGTCTTTAACGCTGAACTAGGCCGCGATGCTACACCTAGTGAGTTCAAAGCACTTGCTCCTAAGTTGATGGCAGCACAGCGTAAGAACCCTTCAACCCAAACAGTAAGAACTGTTAATGGCAAGAAGATAGTTGAGACTGTTACAGGTTTAGATCCTAAGCAGTTCCTTGTTACTGAGATTCAAAAGAATCCTGCTACTAAGGCAGAGATTGATATGCGCCTTAAGTCTGCTCAGTCACTTAATCGTCAGGACTTAGAAAAGACTGCTCGTGCTAATGGCCTTGACCTAGATAAGAACTTTGGAACAGTAGTAGATACCTGGGTCAAGCGTGTAGATAATGGCGAAGATATTGACATCTTCAAGAACCTTATCCGTAACACAGCAAAGATTGGTCTACCAGATAAGGTGTCAGGACTGCTTGATAATGGAGTGGACCTAGAGACTGTCTATTCACCATACAAGCGTTTAATGGCATCAACCTTAGAGGTTGCTCCAGATAGCATTTCGATAGATGACCCAACACTTCGTATGGCTATTGGTCCAGACAAAGAGATGTCTCTATATGATTTCCAGCGTTCATTGCGTAAAGACCCACGCTGGCAGTACACAGATCAAGCACGCAAGAGTGTGTCAGAGGCAGCATTAGGAGTCCTTCGTGACTTCGGATTTACGGGGTAATAGATGGCGCTAACACCAGCACAAAAGAAGGCTATTGCACAGGCTGAAGCTCTTAAGAAGAAGATGCAAACAGGTGTAACCAAGTTACAGGCTGATGCAAAGGCAGCAACTGCAGAGCAAGAAGCATTCAAGGCGCAGCAAACTATTGCTAATACTGAATTAGAACTGCTAGGTAAAGCAGCAGGAGTGGCAGGCAAGGCAGCAGCAACTGCTGCCGGTGCAACACTTAACCCTAAAACTGGTACATATGAATTACCTAAGCCAGAGACTAAGTACACAGCAGCAGATGGAACGGTCTTTACAGACCTTGCTACCTATACAAAGTATCAAGAAATGCTTGGCGAGAAAGCAGACATTGCTGAAACTAATAAGCGTGCAGGACAGTCTGCCTATTCTTTGCTCTATCAGGAGTTTGCACAGTATGGACTAGGTGCTCTAGTAGAGCCTCTACAGTCTTACATCCAAGAAGGATTATCTCCAGCAGAGTTCACACTTCGTTTGCGTGAGACTCCAGCCTACAAGAAGCGCTTTGCTGCTAACCAGCAGCGTGTAGCCAAGGGACTTGGCGCACTAACGGAAGCTGAGTACATTGGTCTTGAGGACCAGTACCAGAACGTTATGCGTAACTATGGACTACCTGCTTCATACTATGAAAAGGGTGAACTAGGTTCACAACCTGGATTTGAGAAGTTCCTAGCAAATGACGTATCTGCAGCAGAGTTAGAAGACCGCGTTGTCACAGCACAAAAGCGTGTCATCAATGCTAACCCAGAGGTTGCCAACGCGCTTAAGCAGTTCTACCCAGATATCACTAATGGCGACATCTTGGCGTATACACTAGATCCAACACAGGGACTTGAGGCTATCAAGCGCAAGGTAACTGCAGCTGAGATTGGTGGTGCTGCTATGGCTCAAGGACTAGGAACCAGCGCCTCTCGTGCTGAGGAACTAGCCAGATATGGTGTTACTAAAGAAGCAGCACAGCAGGGCTTTGAGACTGTAGCCCAGGTAGCACCTCGTGGTGGACAGTTGGCTGCAATCTATGGAGAAGATCCATACACACAAGCAACAGCAGAAACAGAAATCTTTAATCTTGCAGGCTCAGCAGAGGCTGGTAAGCAACGCAAGAAGTTAACAGAACTAGAACAGGCTTCATTCTCGAAGCAATCTGGTCTAGCACAAGGCGCACTGGCAAGAGATAGAGCCGGAGCCTTCTAACAAACAAAGCCTGCCATTGGAACGACTGGCCCAATGGAGTGATAACAATTACCAGTAGTAGAAGCCATATGAGAAACCCCAAACTTATATGAGGTCTGCGCTAACAACTAATAGGGAGAAGGACCACTATGTCCAATTACGACTACGAGGACGACGACTCAGATCTAAACGATTTGGGTAATGATCTCGTCAAACAACTGCGTAAAACAAATAAGCAAAAGGAAAAAGAACTAGCCGAACTAAAGGCACAGTTTGAATCCTTATCTAAAGCGCAAAGAGAACGAACAATCAAGGATGCCCTCGAACGTCGCGGGGTAAATCAGAAAATCGCTGCGTTTATCCCACAGGATATAGACCCAACTGAAGAGTCTGTATCTAACTGGTTAACAAACTATGCCGATGTATTCGGACTAGAACTTGTCCAACCGAACCAGACACCTAATGTAGATCCAGCTCAGGCTGCTGCATACCAGAAGATGACAAACACAGTTGACCAGGCGGCTTCGCCTGAGCCAACAGAAGATGTGATGCGTCGCCTGATGAATGCACATACCAAAGAAGATTTGGATGAAATCATTAGGACATCTGGACTCTAACATCCGATCCTAACAAACACGAAAGGAAGGTGAACAAATGGCAACTCCAGCCGGTAGCCCTACCACTGTCAGTTCTATTTCGAACCTCGTCCAAACAGCGTACGATCAGTACGTTCGTATGGCACTTCGCTCCATTCCAGTAATGCGTGCGATTGCTGATGTAAAGCCAGTTCAGCAAGCAATGCCAGGATCATCAGTTGTATTCTCAATCTATTCAGATCTTAGTGCAGCAACATCTACACTAACTGAAACTTCTGATGTATCTTCAATTGCTCTTGGCAACCCATCACAGGTAACTGTGACACTACAGGAATACGGTTCAGCCGTAACCACAACAAAGAAGTTATCACTAACTTCATTCAACGACGTAGACTCAGCACTAGCTGACATCATTGCTTACAATGCTGCAGATTCTATTGACTCTATCGTTGCTTCAGTTCTAACAGGTGGCACAAACGTCATCTACGCAGGAACTGCTACAAACCGCGCAGGTATCTCATCAACAATGACAATCTCTGTTGCTGATATCCGTGAGGCTGTAACACAGCTTCGCTCAAACAAGGCATTGCCTCGTATTGGCGAACTATATGCTGCATACCTACACCCACGTCAGTCTGCTGACCTACGTGCTGAATCAGGTACTGGTGGATTCCAAGAACTCACAAAGTACGTTGAGCGCACACCGTTCGTCGCAGGTGCAGTTGGAGTAATCGAAGGTGCATTCGTAGTTGAAACACCTCGCGTTCCATCTGTCTCATCAACAGTAACTGTCTATCAGGGAGTTGTTGCTGGTCGTGAAGCACTTGCAGAAGCAATGGCTCAGGACATCTCAACTGTTATCGGTCCAGAGATTGACGCTTTGCGTCGTTTCCGTACCATCGGTTGGTACTATATGGGCGGCTTTGCTCGCCTACGCGAAGCGGCTCTATACCGCATCGAGTCTGCTACATCAATCAACTAGTAGTTGGCTGACTGCAGGGCAGGAGCAATCCTGCCTTGTGGTAAGCCCACTAAGGAGAGTTAATGTCTTATCAACTAATTACACCTTGGAACGCTGAGACGTGGATCGTAGACGGAACATACGCCTCCCCCTATGCACGTCTTGCTGCACGTCCTGCGCCACAAGGTGGTCGCATTACAGACATAGGTCGTGGCATTACATTATTAGTAACAGGTACTACTGTTGCTGAAAACAGAACACCAAGCCAAGATGATCTAGCAGATGCAGATGCCTACTACCTCGGTGGGCATACCTACGTGCTAGATGATGCTGAGGCACAAATCCTTATCAACGCCGGATATTCGGAGTACCTAACCCAACTATGACACGTAACGATAACTGCACATCAAGTTGCAAGACACAAGACCATAGCAACTATGGCGATTGTATTAGACAGAATACTCCTATGTTTAATGGGGTCACACCCACTAAGGATGGCTGGGATCAGTCTAAGGTTAAGCGTGATGAGAAAGAACTCAATGCTTACTACTCAGCTGTGAAGCAGGGTATGGAGCCACGCTCAACACGTATGGAAGATATCAAGGCAGCAGAGATAATCAGTAACGAAGGTGGCAAAGCCTTCGACGGAACAACACTTACATTCAAGGAGTAGAAAATGCCAGTTAACAACCCAGAAGCATACGGTAAGGGACAAGCAAAGCAAGAGTTTGTAGAGTCTGATTACCAGCCATACCCAGTCGTACAGCCAGTATCACAGATGAAGTTTGATTCATACGACAAGCTACAATCAGGTGCATACGGCAAGCCAGCACCAAAGCAGGGGTAATGATGAAGAAGAAGGCAGCCAAGACTAAGGTCGAGAAGGTAATGGGCGAGTTCAAGCGTGGAACCCTTCACTCAGGTAAAGACCCAAAGGGTCCTAAGAAGGCACCAGTTGTAAAGAACCGCAAGCAAGCTATCGCTATTGCGCTCAGCGCAGCAGGCAAAGCAAAGAAGAAGTAAATGGCAACACCTGCTTGGCAGAGAGCCGAAGGCAAGAACCCAAAGGGTGGCCTCAACGCTAAGGGACGTGCTAGTGCTAAGGCACAAGGTATGAACCTTAAGCCTCCAGTTAAGAAGGCAGAGGCTGCAAAGTCTCCTAAGTCTGCAGCACGACGTAAATCATTCTGTGGTCGTATGTGTGGGATGAAAGCCAAGAACACATCTAGCAAGACTGCTAAAGATCCAAACTCAAGAATCAACAAGTCACTACGTGCTTGGGATTGTAGTTGCAAATGAAAAAGAAAACAGCATTCTGGGATAAACCAAATCCCAACAAGAAGTCAAAGCCTTTAACACCTGAGCAGAAGAAGCAGGCTAAGGCACGTGCAAAGGCAGCTGGTCGTCCCTATCCAAATCTGGTGGACTCGGCAGCAGTTGCAAGAAAGAAGAAATGAAAACTTGCCCACACTGCAAGAAAGAAAAACAAACAGTTGAATTTTGGAAAGGTCAAAGTTCCTGTATTGAGTGTTGTAAATACAAGCAAAAGAACAGATGGAATAGCAGAACTCCTAAGAAAAGACTTGAGCAACATCTGAAATATAAATATGGTGTTACCGAGGAACAGCTTGTAGAGGCATTGAATAAACAAGACAATGTTTGTGCAATATGCAAGGGTGCTTTACCTGATTTGATGCTCTATGAAAATCGCAGACGCGGTTATGCTATAGATCACAATCACGAAACTATGGAGTTTCGCGGGGTTCTATGTTTGAAGTGTAATACCTTGCTAGGTATGGCACAAGAAAGTAAAGAGATATTAGAGGCAGCAATAGATTACCTTGAAAAGAATGGTAACTATGCTGCTAAGAAGTCTAAGTAAAACAATCTAAGGAGAAACAATGTCACTAGGAACTCTGGGTAGCACGCTCAACGATGAATTGAACCGTTTAGCAAATGGTGGTACCTATCGTGATATGGACGATATGGTTGATGAGGCACTTGCCGCAAAGCAATGGGCCAACCGTGAAAACATTTCTCCTTACTCAACAGATACAGTAGGAGTGCTCAATGAAATTGCAGGGCTGGGTCTTGATAAAAAGAATTGGCTTGATTTTAACGGCGTATGTAATTACATCGCTGGTACTTCTGGCCTACCTGCAGCAGCAGCTCTCCGACAAATCTACCCAACCACCGATCTCCTAACTGGAGTTGCTGCTTATTATGTAGATGCAATAGATGCCTCTGCATCTGGGCAGACCATTACTAACCTTGGTAATGCTGGTTCATTACTACCAACTACTGTTGGCTCTAGCACTTCTGCAGACTCTAATGACCCTAAGTTCCTAGCCCATACTGGCACTAACTATGTGTATCTGCCAGGAGTTGCAAGCAACAGCATTTTTACTCCAAGCACAGTAGCATTACAAATTACTGGTGACATTGATGTTCGAGTTCAAGCAGCAATGGATGACTGGACTCCTGCTACTGATATGACTCTTGCATCAAAACGAACTACTGGCAACATCTCTTGGGAATTAAGATTACAAACTACTGGAACTCTTCTTTTTGAATGGTATTCAGATGGAGTTACTCCTACTGGAAGTAAATCATCAACTGTTGCTACTGGCGTTACAGATGGTGCAGTTAAATGGATACGTGCAACTTTAGATGTTAACAACGGTGCATCTGGCAACGATGTAAAGTTCTTTACCTCTGACAACGGCACAACCTGGACACAACTTGGAACAACAGTAACTACTGCTGGAGTTACATCTATTTTTGGTGGAACTGCAAACATTGAAATTGGTACAAGAACTTCTATGCTAGGTGGTTTATCAGCAGGTAAGTTCTACCGTGCCCAAATCTATTCAGACATTACAGAGACCACCAAAGTCCTCGATGTGGACACCTCAGTTATCACTGCAGGATCAGCTACATCCTTTACCGCAGTTACTGGTCAAACAGTTACCATCAACCGTGGTACTACTGGACGCAAGAGTGTTGCTGTAACTCAACCTACTTGGCTCTTTGGTACTGATGACTATATGGAAGTCAACAACCGCTATATGGCTCATTCAGGCAGCAACTATATGTATCTGCCTGGGGTTACTCTTAACTATGCTTCAGCACCTGATAGTGCTGCACTTGATATTACAGGTGATATTGACCTACGGGTTAAAGTTGCACTTGACGACTGGACACCAAGTGCTCAGCAAGTTTTATTAGCAAAATCAAATTCTGTTGGCAATCAACGTTCTTACGCTTTTATTGTAACAACTGCTGGAAATTTGCAATTATTAACATATACAGATGGAAGCACAACATTAACTAATACATCAACTGTGACTGCTGGAATTACAGATGGCTCCACTAAATGGGTGCGTGTAACACTCGATGTTGATAATGGTGCGGTAGGGAATACAGCAACATTCTTTACATCAGATGATGGAATTACCTGGACTCAACTAGGCAGTCCAGTAGTTAATGCTCTAACTACAAGCATATTTAATTCAACATCACCAGTTGAAATTGGTTCAAGAAGTATTGGTAACATTGACATCGCCCGTGGTAAGTTCTTCCGAGCACAGGTACTCAACGGTATTGGTGGCACAGTAGCCTTCGATGCTAACTTTGAGTCAAGCATTACCAGCCTATTGCAGACATCATTTACTGAATCCTCAACTAATGCTGCCACTGTAACAATCAACCGTTCTGGTAGCACATACCGCAGTGCTGGTGTTATTGATGCTGGTTACCTCTACCCAGGAGCAACCAACACCTTTGCCAATAGCACTATTGATTACTTGAACTTTGGTGCTACTGATTCGTTTACTGCCTTAGTAGTATCTCGCCAAGCAAACTACACCGCTACTCAAATACTTATGAATAAAGGACTTGGGCTTGCTACTTCTGGTTATTTCTTGCGAAATTCAACTGGAGTCCCTGCAACTTTGGCTGGTGGATTTAACGACCCAACAATTCAAGTTGGACTTAGCGGAGGCTCAAGAACCAACTTGGCATTAGTAAATGCTTCTTTAGTAAGAAATACAACAAGTGATAACGGAATTATTTACACAAATGCAACTGCTGGTACGGCTGGAACGGATACAACAACTGGTTCATTAGCAACCGTAACATCATTGTTTATTGGCTCTACAGGTTCTATTGGAAATTATGCCGATATGGAACTATACGCAGCAGCAGTATTCCGCACTGCGTTGACTGCAGCTCAGATCCGTCAGATTAACAACTACTTTGCTAACCGAGAGGTGTACCTATAATGGGAACATTACGTTCAACTGAGGTTGTATTCATTCCTAATGAAGATCCTGACCAGCCAGATACAGCTGTGCCTGCCTGCCAAGGGCTAGTCATCAACGGTGTTCTGCTCGGCGAAGCCGTAGAAATTGACGGAGATCCCAACACCTATGAGTGGGATGATGGCGCTTTCCCTACCGGCGTGGTATACCCAGATGGAACCGTAGTTCCAGATGAAGAGCCTGTATAATTGCTGCTATGAAAGTAGCCGTATATGCCATTGCCAAAAATGAAGAAAAGCACGTAGCCAGGTGGCTGACATCTAGCCTGAAGGCTGACTATCACCTGATAGCAGATACTGGTTCTACAGATGAGACAGTTGCTATAGCCAAGTCCCTTGGCATCAATGTCATAGAGATCAAGGTTGAGCCTTGGCGCTTTGACACAGCAAGAAACCTTAGCCTAGATGCCTTGCCAGATGATATTGACTACTGCGTAGCCCTAGATATGGATGAGGTGCTAACTCCAGGCTGGCGTGAGCAGCTTGAGATTGCCTTCTCAGAGGGCATAGAACGCCCACAGTACCGCTTTATTACCTCGTGGGATGAAAAGGGTAAGGCACTTACAGAGTTAGACGGATTCCGTATCCACAAGCGTCACGGTATGACCTGGGTCCACCCTATCCACGAGGTTTTAAGATGCACCGAAGGTGAAGACAAGCACAAGGTTTACCCCTTTGAGGTTCACCACTTGCCAGATCACGACAAGCCTAGAAATTACCTGAAGCAGTTAGAGGCAGCGGTCAAGGCTGAACCTAACAGCCGTAACCTGTACTACCTAGCCAGAGAATACTTTGGTCACGGCAAACTGGACAAGGCACAGAAGGTCATCAAACGATACTTAAAGGTATCTGAGTTTGATGCAGAGAAGTCTTATGCCTTGCGGATGCTAGCCAAGTGTGAGGTACATAAGCAAGAGCATTGGCTCCTTGCCTCAATGGAAACCTATCCCAGCCGTGAGTCAGTACTGGCTCTGGCTAACTACTACTACACCAACCAACGCTGGCAAGAGTGCAACTATGTTGCCAAGCGTGGATTAGATTTCAAAGAAAGATCAACAGAGTTTCTATCAGAGAACTGGGCGTGGGGTCATATGGG